TCTCATAATACTTCTAATAAAATTACCATCATAAATATGACATACTTTACTATGAATTTCATAAATACTCCATCCTTTTGCCCAATAATAAGCAGGTTCTATGAATGATAAATATAAATTCCAATCTGTATTAATTTTAATATCATAATTATATTCTTCGTCCGCCAATTCACACGCATATTTTCCAATTGTATTTAATGTATCTTTCATAATTTGTGGAACTTTTAAATCAGTGATTGTTTGTGTATCAAATGAATTATCTTTTTCTTCAATAAAAGCTGATATAATACCAACAATTTCACATGGTTCTAAATTATGAAGTAGTTTATTCTGTAAAATTTCAGTTAATAATAATTCATTACATTCATTAATTTCACTAGCAATATATCCTTTTACTGTTAATATATCTAAATATTCTATATCGCATCCATTACATTCTTTTTCATTACTAATATTATTAATATATTTTTTATTATACATAAATCTAACCATCTTATCTATATCTTCTTTTACAAAATCATTTATATATTTAATATCTTCTTCTTTTTTATGAATTAATTCTTTATAATCATATATTGTTTTGTAATTATTATATATATTCTTAAAATCATCAATTTCATTTTTAATATCTTTTTGTTCTTTAATTAGATTTTTACGCTGCTTTGGTTTAAGTGTAATAAAAGTATTTTGTAATCTATTATTAATTGTAATATATTCATCTAACATTCTAGTATGAGTTTCTTCTACTTCTGGGACAGTTTTAATAAGTTCGTCTATTTCACAAATTTCAAGTTGTAATTGTTTAATCTCTTTTTGGTGTCCAACCGTATATAGTGATTTCTTCATAAAATTATCAATATTAACTTCATCACTCTTAAACATTTTAAGAATAAATTGATAATTAAGTGTGAATTTAGATTGAATAGAAGCACTTTTACCAAATGTAATTATTTTTAATTGTTCATATGAAAGTAGATCATCTGTTGGAAGAATAATTACTTTACCGAAAGTATCAATACCACGTCGTCCTGCCCGGCCAGCCATTTGTAAATACTCATCTGTTCTTAAATGTCGTACTTTACCATCCGAGAATTTACTGAGACGAGGAAAAACAACTACTTTTGTTGGCATATTTACACCAACCGCAAATGTTTCAGTAGCATATAATACTTTAATTAATCCTTTTCCAAATAGAATTTCAATTACTTCTTTAAGAATTGGAATTAATCCAGAATGATGATATGCAACTCCTTTTTGAATGATTGATAATATATCTTGATATTGTGGAAGTTTTTCATATGTATCTTTATATTTTGCCATATTATAATTAAATATATTCTTAATTTCTGCTCTTTCTTCATCTGTAATTAGATTAACAGTTGTTTTATGTGCCATTTTTTCAGTTTCTTTTCTTGAAAATACAAAGAATAATGTAGGTAGATAATTCTTTTCTTTTAAATATTCAATAAATTTAGGAAGAATAACATATAGGTTTTCTTTTTTATATGTTTCTTGAATTTGATTATAATTTTTAAATACTTTATTCTTTTCACTACAATTACCTCCAATAAAAGTAATTAATTTATTTTCAGACAATAAACCATTTGGGTTATATACATTATGTTCAAGTGGAACAACACGTTTGTCTGTTGGAATTAGTGCTATTGGAACTTTCTTTAAATCTCCAATCCACGATGCAAATTGTTCTGCTTTATCAATTGTTGCAGAAAGCATAATAAGTTGAATTCGAGGAGGTAGAAGAATTAATGTTTCTTCCCATACCTTTCCTCTATGAGGGTCATTAATATAGTGGATTTCATCAAATATAATTTTATCAACATCATCCAGACTGAGTCCATCATCTGTTTTTTTATATAGCATATTTCTGAGAATTTCAGTCGTTAGAATAACACATTGAGCATCTGGATTAAATTTAATATCTCCTGTTAAAATACCAACACTATCAAATTTTTGTGAAAGTTCTTGATATTTTTGATTAGATAGTGATTTAATAGGAGATGTATAAAGAATTTTCTTTCCTTTTTTTTGAGAATGATGAATTCCATAAATAGCGGGTACAGTTTTACCAGAACCTGTATGTGCTGTAATAAGAATATTATCACCATTATTAATACTTGTAATTGCGTGTTTTTGAAAATGATCTACTTCAAATCCAAAATTATAATCAGATGTAAAATCATCTGTGAATTTATTGTCTTTAACTGTTAAATATTGAGAAAGCATTAAATATATATACTTGTATCTATTTAATGGATTTAGTTTTAATCAATTTTTAATTATATTACCAGATATTATTACCAGATATTATTACCAGATATTATTACCAGATATTATATAATTAACAATAGATATATAAATTTATTGTTTAATTTCATGCAGTAAAATTACTATTATAACTAAATGCGCATGTATGACTAGGTTCATTATATCCTCCACAACATTTATAATCAGTTTCATATTTATTAATAACAGATTGTAACTTAATTCTATCAAGTACTCTTTTATCTAATGCTGGTTTATTTATCTCTTGATATACAGGTTGTTCAAAATCTTCTCTAACAAATATTTTAGTTATAATAATTGCTATTGCTAATAAACATCCAATTATATATACAATATCTTCTGGTTTAATTGATGATTTTCTACGAGACTTCATTATATATAAAATAGATTAAAATATATAATGAATGAAATATGAATATATTACAAAAATTATATTATATAAAATGAAAAAGTTAAATAAAAATATTATTATATTTATTTAGTTTATATTATGTTTGAAAATTATTATACAAAAATGGCAAGTAATTTTATGAATGAAATGTATGATGAAAATACAAAAGAATATAATAGAGAATTATTAACATTTGTTCTTATATCAATATTTATAATCTATTTTGTGTTCTCATTAATATCAAGTTTTTTTAAATTACCATTTATATTAATATTTGGTGCTATAATGGGATGGTATGGATATAATCTTATGAAAAGATAAGAATATAAGTCTATATATGTAATCTTATGAAAAGATAAGAATATAAGTCTATATATGTAATCTTATGAAAAGATAAGAATATAAAAAACAATTATTTAGCTACTTTTACCCATTCTTTTTCAACGTCATCTATAATTTTAGATACAGTAACAAGACTATCAATAAAAACTTTAATATTTTCCTCTTTTGTATTACTACCATCAATAGATGTTCTAACAATAAGTTTATTATCTAATGGATGGGGAATATCATATCCAGCAAATTTTACTCTACTATCTTTAAGTAAATAACTTGTAATAATATTACCAAATGTATAATCCTCATCAAGAATAACAAAATCATATGATTCTAAATTAAAATCAGAACGATTAATTGATACTTTTGAATTAGCATTTGATTTAATATCTTCTTTAATAATATCCATTTTATTTTTAATAATTTCACACGATTTTGTAAAAACATCTTTTGCGGTAAATGTTCCAGTTGATTCAAGTGTGAAATTATAAACTGATACTTCATCATCTTTATTAGTCTCATATAATCTATCAGCATCACGAATTTCATAATCTTTCTTTTTTAATTCATCTTCAATTTTATCAAGTTCTTCTTTTACTTTTTTTTCATCTCTTTTAAATGAATATGAAATAGTTGAAACAGCACTATAATTAGCATCATCATTCATATGATTAGATACATGAACAACACCTTCAAGATTAATCTTTTCACTTTGTTTAAGATGGTCTAATAGAATATCTTGATTTGGAATATATTTAGAACAATCTACTTCACTGCCTGCTTTATAAAATTTTATATGAGATGTCATAACATCAATAATCTCATCTCCTGTATTTTCAACAACCAGTTTGAAAATAACATCATCATACTTTTCATATCCATTAAGAGGAATAAGTGAAATACGATTTTCAAGTAATCCATTATTAAGATATGATGTATTTTCTCTTGTTGTAATGTCTTTTTCACGAATTGCAGGAATAAGAATTTCTGCTATACAAACACGACGAAATCCATTTGCAACTGCAAGAGGAATATTATTATTTAGAAGTTCAAATTCAACTTCATTTGTGTCGTATGCTTTAAAATTGTTAAAGTATTTCATATGATATATAATTTATATAATATTATAATTAATCAATTTTTATATAGTTATTATAAAAACTGATTATTGGAAATTTAAACAAAATAAAAATTTAATTGTATAAAAATAAATTAAAAATTTAATTAAATTCCTGTGTATAAAAAATAAAATTTATTTTATTCATAATACTATATTACAATATGTCTCAATCTCGTATTATATTGTATTACAGCAAGCAATGTAAGCATTCAAGAAATATACTTAATACACTTTCTCAAAATTCACAAATGCTTAGTAAGTTTGATTTAGTTGATATAGCGGTTCATAAACCACCAAATTATATTAAAGCAGTTCCGTCTGTTTTAATACCAAAAGCAAATAATGAAGCAGATATGTTAGTTGGAAAAGCTGTTTTTGAATGGATTAAAAGTATTTTATCTTCACAATCACAACAAAATCAACCACATCCTTCTCAAATGCAAAATCAAGCACCTCCCCAAGCACCGTCTCAGGCACCATCCCAACAATCTCCCCAACAAGAAGGAATATCTGATTTTGACCCATGTACAATGAACGGATTCTCAGATAATTTCTCATTTTTAGGAAGTGATAATAAATCCGCACCAATGGATCATAATTTTGCATTTTTATCAGGTAATGGAGATAAACTTATAAATCCTAATCAATTTCAAAGTAGTGGAAATGGAAAAGAAGCAGATAAAGTAAAATCAGAAATGGAACAACGATTACAACAATTACAATCAAATAGAGACTCCGAAGTTCCACAAGCAATCCAGAGGTCATAATTATTATATACTTAAAACAATATTAGATATGCTATTATCATTTAATTCAATCTCATCAAAATTGTCTTCTTTTTCTTCTCCATTATTTAATTTATATTCAATATTAGTAAATAATGTATCAAATTTAATATCTGCTCTTTCCAATGATTTTTCTAAATGTAATTTTAGTTCTGGAAATACATTATGTGTTTCACAAAAAGATATATAATTAAGATAAAAAACTTTAAATACATCTGTTCCTGTTTTATCAGCATCAAGCCCTTTTCTATTTACAACATCATATTTAATAAAGAAGTCCTCTACTAATGATATTATAATACATAATGTCATCCAATAACTATTCATAATAATATTCTTTTTATTTAAATAACATATTGTTTCACCAATAGTTGTTGAAGCATCAAGTGGTTTATATGAATATCCTAGTAGATTATTATAAATATCTTTTTCTATCTCTTCTGATGATATATTATCTGGTTTAGATGCAACACTTCTCGCAAATAATTTAGATAATTCTAATTTATCACCCTTTTCCCAGTAAAACCAAAAATCTTGAATAATATCTTTTTCAAATTCAAAACATATTCCTAAATCATATATAACAATAGCATATTCATTACCTACTTTACGAACTTTCCAATTACCTTGATGTAAATCACTATGCATATATTGATGTATAATAGATGTATCTCTAATAAATAATACTAATAATTGAACTATTTTATTCTTTGTATAATCACTTATATCAATATCTTCAAAGAAAGTTCCTTCTTCATAACTGGTTACTAATATATTTTTACCTCTCAAATATGGTTTTGGAATAATAATTAAATCATTATTTTTATACATTTCATTATAACGAACAATATTATCATACTCATATCTAAAATCAATCTGTTTTTCAATATCTTCAAAAAATGTATTTAAATCAAATGGAATAGAAATAGAACATAAATAACTGAGTGATTTCAATATATTATTATATAATTTAAGAAAATATATAGGAACAGCAGATTTAACTTCCATATCAGGGTGAATTACTTTAACCGCAACTTCATCTCCATTTTCTAACTTTGCTCTATATACTTGCCCTATACTACCAGATGCAACCGGTTTTGTTTCACATTCTTCAGTTTCACATCCTTCAAAAATATCTTCATATTCTTCTCCAAATTCATCTTTAAATATTTGTTTTGTTATTTCAAATGAGTGTTCTTCACAATTTTCATATATATTATCAAATAATTTTAGCCATTCTGGTTTATTGTCTTTATTATACAATACATTATAACGAGTTATACCCCATTGTGCTAGTTTAGTTATTACACATCCATTTAATACAACATCATTATATAATGTATTCATCCAATAATCGCTCTCTGTTCCATATATGCGTGTATATATACCATTTATCATCAATGTTCCAATAAGTTTATGAAAATAGATTGTTTGTTTTACTTTATCAAACAAACTCATTTATATTATAAATATAAGATTATTAGTTTAAGTAATATATATGATTATAGGTTAATAAATATTATTAATTTAGATTGTATTTTATAAATATCATTATTTTATTAAAAATTATAATAAAAGCGAGTAAAAATATATAAAAATAATTATATTAATAATTATATACTGTTAATATGTCATTACAAGAAAAAGTTAAAAACATTGTATTTTATTTTATTAAAAAAGAATATAAACTATATTTAGATAAACATCAAGTTAAATATATTGAAGAATGTGATTTAGAGGATGTAGTAGATAATTTTTATATTAAAAAAGAAAAGGTTCTTAAAGAATTTATTAGAACTAATTTAAAAAAAATGATGAAAGACAAATATCCAGGTGCTCTTGTAGAAAATATTATATATGATATATTTGAAGATGAACATCTTGCTAAAAATAGAATTGTACTTGAAATTAAACAATTTCAAAAATCAAAATCAAATACATTTTTATCAACCAATTTATATGAAGTAAAAATTAAACCAGATGAAAAGCACGGTTTGGGAATTAATCTCAGTATTAATAATGAAAAAATTATTGTAGATGGATTTAAGAAAAATCCAGATGATAATAGTGGATTACCAGCAGAATTATCAGGATTAATTAATGTAGGAGATGAATTAGTAGAAATTGATAATAATAATCTAACAATTATGAAAATTAATAGAGTAGTTGAAGTATTAAAAGGAATGAATAATAAAAATGGAGAAGTAGATATTAAATTTAATTCTGTTTCAAATAATAAATTCTTTGAAAGTAATTATAAGGTTTGTGAGTAAGGGTGTGTATTTTACTGTTTGACGACATCACGGCAGATAGAGACAAACTTGAAGAAGTCGGGGTTGTTGAATCCCGTTGCCTTCTGCCAAGACCTCATGTTTTCCGGGTTAGCATCCACATCACGGAGTATTTTTGCGAGAATGGGTTTGTTGGCGTTTGCGTTTTTCTTCAATTCAGAATCAGTGGTCTTACGAGATTGAACGATGAGGTCTGCGTGACGCATAGCTTGCTCTCTGCAATCAGCGGGGTTGGTGGACTTGGCGTACATGGTCAAACTACTAAACTTTATCACTTTTACACTATATATTCATCATAATTTTCATTCATCATAATTTTCATTCATCTATTTTTTAATTAACGGCAAATGTATTGACGTCAATTCTCTAATTAACGGCAAATGTATTGACGTCAATCTTATCAACACTTAATATTATTCCAATATGCTCCATCGCAAATGGAATAATAGAAAAATCTTTTACCTCTGACGCCTTTGTTATAGAACTCTCTTTATAATCAACGTTTGGTTCATCATTTATCTTATTCTTTAATAATACCTTAAAATAATCTTTTAATAATGATGTATTCATTGATATATATATAGAACCACTAAATCGTGGATTTATTTCAAGAAGATAAGGTTTATCTTTTGTTATTAACATATCAATATTCATTATTCCTGTATAATTAGAATGAATACCAACATTATTTACTATTATCATTATATCATCTACATATTTTCGTGGAATAGACTTGTGTGTTTCAAGACTATATATTGTTGGAAAGAAATATTCATTTGATATTGACCTCATATCTGTATGCCATTTATGACTATGCATTGTTACTGATATTGTTTTCCCCTCATGATATAATATATCTATTGATGCGTGGTTAGGTTCTAAATGTTCTTGTAAAATCCAACGACCCTTAATATCTGCTACTTTTTCTTCTAAATCTTCGTAATTTTTTATCATATGTACTCCCAGTGATCCATTTGTATCATATGCTTTTTTAAGATAATATGGATATTCATATTTTTCAATAAATTCTTTAACAGATTTATTATTTAAACTATGTGGTGTCATTAAAATAGTCTCTGCTGTCGGAATATTATGCTTTTTACAAAATAAATAACAATCATACTTATCATCTAATTCATTGATTATTTTAGGATTATCACTAATAAGCATAGATACATATTTTAATAACCGTTTCTTATGTCTTGATAAATATGTTGCATTCTTAGATTCTGTTGGAATAATGTATTTGATATTATATTTTTTAATGTATTTTATAAAACGATTTATAGGTGTATGTTTTTTGACTGATTTAAAATATAATTTAAATTTCTTATTTTTAAATCTCTTCTTAACAAATTCATATAAAATATAATATGCCCATAAACATACTCCATTGTGATACATATTTTCTAACATATATCCATTATGATTAGATAATATAAGTATATTATGTGTATCTTGTTCTTCATCTATGTTTAAATAAAAGGGTAATTTACTAACAACCATAGCAATAATAAGTATAACAATAATTACTAATATACTTATCAGTATTGATATAATAACTGTTTTCATAATTAGTTTATTACTATAAATTAATTATATAAATTATATGCGATAGATAATATTTTTTTTAACAAACAATCCATTCACCCTCCATTTTCTTATCTAATGCTTCTTCAACTATATCATTAATCTTATTATTTGGAATAGAACAGTATCTATTCTCAACAGAAGCGGTTAATTTTTTTATACTTTTATTATTTAATTCAGGTGAATTAACTAAATCTCTGGTATTTTCTTTATTACAAGATTGTTTTTGCTTTTTAGTATTATATTTAGAACACTTATTTCCATCTCTGGTTTTAATATGACGCTTTGATTTAGATGTATAATTCTTATTTAAATACTTCTTTTTTTCATATCCTTCGTTAATACTTTTCCTCTCCTTCAAAGTATTATTAAATATTGGATATGACTGTTTTGAAGTATGGTAGTTCATATATTTATACTATATATGTTGTCAAATATTCTGATTTCTAAATTATAAAATCATCTTTTATTATTTTAGTAGAAATATGAATTTTATGTATAATTAGAATAAAATAACTATTAAATATGAAAAAATGGTTGAAGTATAATTATTATTTCTGGTTATATATTAATGTCTGTATTGAAAATAATTAGTTATAATATATGTGCTCTTCCTAAATGGTTGAACCAGTTTAGTAATCCATTCAAAAGAATTGATAACATGATTACTTTTTTAAATAAGACAGACGCAGATATAATATGTATCCAAGAAGTATTTGACAAAAACATAATGTCTAGATTAATGGTGGAACTACCAAAATATTATTTTTGCCATTATCCAATTAAATCATATCTCTATATGAATAGTGGTCTTGTTATATGTTCTAAATTTCCTATATTAAGTAGAGGTCGTGAAACATTTAAAGATGCGTGTGGAGAAGACCGTTTTTCTGAAAAAGGACTTATATATATAACTGTTAAAATAAGAAATAAAATACATACTATTATAAATACTCACTTAAATGCTGATGCTATATTTAGTAGTGTTAAATACAGTCAAGAAATAAGAATGAAACAGATGAAGCAAGTATTACATAGAATGACACAATACAGGAATGATGTTATTTTATGTGGTGATTTTAATATTCATCTATATGACCGTGATGTAAAAGATATTATTGATGAAATAACAACATTCAAAAAATATTGTATTAAATCTAAAAAAATGATTACATTCAAAGAAGAGAATAAACAATTAGATTACATATTCTATTTGTCTAATAATAAAGTTCCATATAAATATAGTTATAAGGTTTTTAAAACAGATGATACAACAATGTCTGACCATTATCCAATTCAATTAAATTTAACTAAAAAGTAATATAATTTCAAATATCGATAGGTGTAATAAATTTTAGAATTAATTAATCTCAATATCAAACATAATAAATGTAGTCTTGTCATCCATTTTCTGTGAATAATACTTCATATATTTCTGAATACCATCCTCTCGGGTGTGGCAATCAGGAACAAGAGTATTATTTGTAAAATCAACGTCGTCAAAAACATCATCCAATGTGGAATATTTTGTAATTCCAGTGATTTTACAATTTACAGTATGAGACGTCCATTGAATAATTACTTGCTCACCAATCTCAATAGAAGAAAAAAATTTTGTTAGACGTCGAAGCTCTCTAAGCTTCTTTTTTGTAAGAATATTCAAAAAAGTATCAAGATTTTTGATGTTAATTATCTTCATTAGCGTATTACATATGTGTCGTCGCTTGTTTTTATATTTAGTTAATATTGTAATTTTTTTATTCAATATTATATTGATTATAAGAATCATGTAAAGGCATATATAATTAATATATGATATTATCTATTCATAATTATAGAATTAATTGAATTAAATAATGCTTTTCGTGATTTAGGATGTTCGTTTATTAGATTATGGCCACAATTCTTCAATTTATACATTTTTATTTTTTTATTAAAGATTAACCCTAGTTTCTTTCTCTGTATATAAAAATCACCAACTACATTATCACAATCCCCATAATACATTATTATATTATCTATATTAATATTCGATGGCATAATATCAGAAAATTTCCATACTTCATTTAAACTTTCTAAAAATACAGACCTCTCATAAAATAGTTTATCTATTTCATTAGTATATCTTATATCTATTTCTACTTTTTTATTATAATTCGGTTTATCACCAATAGGGCATATAAAATTCAATAAATTATATGCTAGTTTGCTTTTTAATAGATTTTTGTAAAATGTGTGTTTTTTCGCTACTTCAAAATTAGGAGATATTAATATTAAATTATTGAATTTTGTTGTTTTATCAAATTCTTTTATTTTATCCCATTCTATTCCCATTAAATATGTCCCTATATTACATCCTGTACTAAATCCAATTATTTCTATATTTTTGTATATTTTTGATAAAAATATAATTGCTTCAAAATATGTTAATATCCAATCTTCCCATTTAATATATTTTTGAAAAAATCTTCTTCCATTTCCAGTTGTTCTTGGAGCATAATAGTCTATATTCTTTTTTTTCAAATACATACAATAATTATTCCACATATAAGGAACATCTCTATATCCACTTATTAATAATAATACTTTTTCTTTTTTATTAGTAGTTGAATAATTATATAATGGAATAGATTGATTATATATTTTTAAATCACTATATGTATCTGTATCATCATTACCGAATTTAGTATTTAATCTATTGAATGTTTTTTTTGTAAAACGAACTAATATTATATATTGAATAAGTAATAATATAGCATATGCTACTGATGTAATACAAGTCAATAATATTATTAATTTCATATGAAGTTAATAATATATTATCTATTTTTTATTGTTTTTTTACATAAAAAAGTTTTATTCTATTTATAATATTATATTTCACCCGTAATATTATTAATTTCTAAATTTACATTTTAATAAAATAGTATATATGCGTCGTTTAATTACATTCGGAGGCCCTCATCAAAATTATTATGATGCTAAAAATAGATTAATATCACAAGCACATAAAATGAATATTTTTGATAGTATTATAGGATATACAGACATTGATATAAAAAATGATATTGAATTCTGGAAAAAACACAAGGATTTTATATTATCAAATTATCGTGGATATGGATACTGGATATGGAAATCCTATTTAATTTTAAAAAATATATTGGAGATGAAAGAGGGTGATATATTAATATATGCTGATTCTGGATGTGAATTCGATTATTTAAAAAGAAAATCTTTTGATAAATTATTTGAAATAACAAATAATGTTAAACTTGTATATTCAAATACAAAAAGACCTGAAAAATTATGGACTAAAATGGATTTACTGGATCATATGAATATGAATGAAGAAAAGTATTATAACGAATATCAATTACAAGGGAGTGTATTATCTATATATATATGTAATCAAACGTTAGATTTTTTTAAAGAATGGTGTTCATTATGTTGTAATTATCATTTAATAGATGATACACCATCAATAACACCAAATTTAGATTGTTTTATAGAACATAGACACGACCAATCAATATTTAGTTTATTAGTAAAAAAATATAATATAGGTAATGATTCAATATCAAAATATATCAATATAAGTAGAAATAGAACAGGTAATTCAACATTTGTAAATAAATCAGATAAGATTATAAATTATATTATTATTAATAATAATACTTTTTCTATATTATAAGTTATACTTTACATCGTCGAGATGTTTGAAAGTATATTTTTTGATATTTTATATCAATGGTTTAAAGAGTATTAACTTCTTCATCGCTATCTTCCACAGTATTAACTGCGGAAGATACAGCATCTGCTGTGGCATCTGTTCCAGCATATGCGGCTGAACCACCTTCATCAACCTCATCATCACTATCATCCGAAAATGCATATGATGCGATTTTCGACTTTTTGCTATCAGGCATTATTTTAAGTTGAATTACTTTCCACGAAATACCCATTTTACCACTAATAAACCAAATATTAGGTTGAATAATTACTTTTACAAATGAACCCTTTGGAATAAGTTCCATTAGGTCATCATAAGTGTACTTTTCATCATTAATATCTGTTTTTGACCTATTAGTGTAGATTTTAGCTTTTGGACGATTTGGGTTGTTGTAATCAGGTTTGATTTTTGCTGTAATACGGTCTGGATATGAGTTGCCCTCCTTATCTTCACCTGTTTTAACAGTTGGAGTATAGAGTGCTTCTACGACTGCGTCGTGTGTTCCTTTCTCATATTTCTTACCAAAAATCTTTTTACTGTATTTAAGTCCAAAATCAATCATATATTCATCAAGTTCTTTAAGGGAAGTAAAGAATTTCTTAGCTGTTTCAATATCATCTTTCTCTGCTGTAAAAGCACAGACGTTCAGACTGAAAGCAGTTGGAACATCTCCTTTGTTTTCACCATAACCATTTACTCCAAATGGAGCTTTGGCATACACGGGTAGTGTGAGATAAAATGGTTCTCCATTGTTTAGGAGATAGGAAGCAAGCTTCCCATCTTTGTTCTCACGAGGCTCAGTGGCACTGAGATTTTCAATTTCAATAGATTTAATTACTTGAGACATTTAGTTTTATAATATTTAGATTATTGATAATTTCTAAAAATCAAATTTTTAGAAAATTTTATAAGTTTTTTTGACGTTTGGGAGTCTAGTCGATCTTCTCGGGAGCGGACTCGGTCGTGATGGTTACCGTAAATCCGTTCGCATCGAATGCGTTGATCACATCACCTACGTCCATCTCCCACTTGTCTCCTGTGCACGGGGTCAGAACTACAAAGGAGGTCAGGTGGTCTTCGTCGTAGTAGGGATGTGTGTGGTTCAGTGCGTGAATTTGGCACTTCTTCTCAACTGCTTGCATTTGATAACGAACGGTAGTCTCTGTCTTGGAGCCCCACCCGTTGGGCAGGTTCACTCTGATTGATGTAATCGTCATCGTCAAAAAATAATACCATAATTTAATTATCGTATTATTAATCAATTTTATTTGATAAATATTATTCTAAATCAACCAACGTTTAGACTTCATTTACCTCCTCGTCTTCATCTCCACTCGCTTCCGCAACAACCTCTTCTACATCACTTGCATCACTGTCAACACACTCTACCTCCTTTACTGCTTGAACTACCTTAACTGGTTTTTGAATAACAACCTCGTCGTCATCATCATCACTAAAAACAGAGTCAAGTGGAGCACCAAATCCCTTCTGTTTATGAACCTTCACCTGAACGAGACGCCACGTTACTCCATATTTTCCACTAATAAACCATAGACTTGGTTGAATTACTGCTTCTACGAATGTTCCTTTTGTAATAAGGTCTGTTAGTGTATCAAATGTAAATTCCTTATCATTAATGTCTGTGCGTGTAGTCTGATATACTTTTACATTTGGATTTTCTGGTTCATCATATACAGAACGAATTTTAGTATTAAGGCGACGAGGATATGCGTTGCCCTCCTTGTCTTCTCCATGCTTAACTGTTGATGTAAATAGTGCCTCAACTACTGCCTCATGCTTTCCTTCATCGTATTTCTTTCCAAAAATAGTCTTGCTGTATTGAAGACCGTATGAAATCATGAATTTATCAAGTTCTTCAAGTTGATCAAAAATATGTTTTACTTGCTCATGTACCTCTTCGTCGGTTGTCTTTCCTTCAACAGCAAGACCCTTCGCTGAAAGATTTAGGCTATAATTGTTTGTTGTTCCTCCATTACCATTGTTATATGATGATGCTCCGAATGGACCATACAGCGTTGGTAGTTTAAGGAGGAATGGACTGTCTTTGTATAGCATATATGCTACTGTCTTATCTTTGCCATTTACAGCACGCACTGTTGGCTTCGTTCCTGTCATTTCACTTACGTCAAAATCTTTATGGTTAATTACTTGTGTCATTATTCTTCTTCTATAACTATATATATAGAGATGTCTTTAAACCATTTAACACCAGGTTTTACACTAATATTTTCTATAATAAAATAAGAATTTATAACAATATTTATTGATTTTACTATCGTAAATTTGAATATAATTATTTAAGATAATAATTCTATCTATATATAAACAATGATGGACGTTATTATAGAACATGCATTAGTATCACATACTCAATGTTTATGTTTAAAAAGTAAGACATCGTCGGTACAGTGTCCTCATAAACCAATTGTTGGAAGTGATTTTTGCGGAGTACATAATAGGTCAAAAACAAAATTTCTTTATAGTGATTTTCTAGAAAAATCTCAAAATAATACAGAAACTGTTGATAATACTATATCAATGACATTTAAAAAAATGAAATGTGATAAACAAGAATTTTATGAATCATCTGATTTTATTAGTTCTCGGGGATATACAAAGTTTGATATTAAAACATTAAAAAAAACATTTGAAAAATATGGAATTCCAATTAAATTACGAACATCTAAAAAAGATTTATTTAATATATTATTCTGTTTTTTCAAGTCAATTAATGAATGTGATATTCCACAACTTATTAAAATTCAACGATGGGTTAGAAACATGAATTTACTTCGAAGGATTAAATGTAAAAATGATGATGATTTCTATACAGGAAATAACAAGTTTGAAACAGATTTAAAATCAGTATATATCATTAGAGATACAACTGGGTTATATTATTGGTTTGATGTTGAAACCTTTGGAAATCTATGTAAAACAGGTGGAAGCGAAGTTAAGAATCCATATTCACAAAATGTAATTGATAATTATTATATTTCCAAATTTAATAAGGAATATAATAATATGTCATTTAAAACAGATGATAGTGATATGAATGAAGAACAACAATTCAGAAATAAGATGCTTATGATTTTTCAACAATTTGATATGTTAGATAATTATACTGATTTTAATTGGTTTGCTAATTTAAATATTGTTATGTTGAAACGAATGTATGCTATTTGCGAAGATATTTGGAATTACAGAGCACAATTAACAATTGAAAGTAAAAAAAATATTGTTCACAATGGTCTTGTGTTTACACACCTTCCTTCTACAATTAATAATTGGAATGATAAAAGAGCAATTCAGAATATTCTTTTATATTATTTTGAAATTCTCATTACTGATGGAAAAACAGAAGATGATAAAAAACTTGGAGCAATGTTGATTTTAACTGCTCTTGTTGAAGTATCACCTGACGCTGCTTTTGCTATGCCACAATATATTCAAATAAGTTAATTATATATATATATATGACTCAAATACCAGTATATTTCTTTCATCATATTATACCTTATAATGAATATATACATATAGAAAAATCAAAACAGTATTTATTTATAACAGTCGAAAAGTTTGAAAAACTATTAATTTTAATTAAAAAAAATAAAATGAAAACACTAACTTCAAATGAATTTATAGATATATCTAAATCTAATAAAGGGACCAAAAATACAATCTTTCTAACATTTGATGATGGAAGAGACAATCAATATAAGTATGCATATCCATTACTAAAAAAATATAATATTAATGCTACTTTTTTTATTATTACTTCTAAAATAGGATGTAGTGGATATATTACACATAAAAATATGATTACAATGAATAATATAATCGATTATCAAATACATACTCATGATTTTCATGATAGATATATTATAAAAAACTCTTCCAATATTGAAAAATATAAAGATATAATTATATGTAGAGAGATATTAAAAAAATATAATAAAGATGTCAAATATAATTTATTTGCATTTCCATTTACTTCAACTGGTCCTAATTATATTAATATAATTAATTCTGGTTTATTTGATGCATGTTTTACAGGTGGTTCAAAAATATATAACTCACAAATTCATTCTATATATAATATTCCTAGATTTGCAATATCATAATTTATTAATCTTTATAAGTAATAACTTAAATATATAATTATTTATATATTTAAATGAGTAATAATTATTATGAAATACTTGGTATTCAAAAAACATCAACACAAGATGAAATCAAGAAGGCATATAAAAAAAACGCACTTAAATGGCATCCCGATAGAAATGGTGGAAGTAAAGAAGCAGAAGAAAAGTTTAAACAAATCTCATTAGCATATCAAGTATTAAATGACGAAAACAAAAGAAGAATGTATGATTTGAATGGTTGTATTGAAGATGGTGATTTTGATACATCGGGAATGGATATATTTAATGAAATATTTCAAAGTCAGATGAATTCACTTTTTAGTGGAGAAAATAATATGAATTTCACAGTTCATTCATTTACTCAATCAATACCTCAACAGTTCAATCAATCATTTCCTTCAAATTTAAATGATACTCTCAGGGATGGAATTGGAGAAGTATTTAATGGTGATTTTAAATCATCTCTAAAAGATACATTGAAAAATGTATCAAAAAATATATTTCAAAGAGAAGATATTAATAATTCACCTCATTCACAACAATCTTTTAAAGATAATAATCAGCATAGAATTAAACAGAAAAAAGTTGTTTATTTGCGAAAACCCCCTGATTTAGTTTTTAATATTAATGCTTCATTAAAAGATATATATAATGGAAAAATGAAGACACTTAAAATAGAAAGATTTAGAAAGAAAACTAAAAAACCAGAAAAAGAAACTAAAAAAGTAAAAATCCCTTTGTATGGAAGAACAATAAAACTTGAAGAACAAGGAAACCAATTAGAAGGATATATTGATAATGGAGATTTAGTTATAAATATTGCTGATATTGCTGATAATAATTTTAAAAGAATTAATTATGGTGATTTAATTACAACACATGAAATTACATTACATGATATATATAATGGTTGTAATTTTGATATTAAAGACTTAAATGATGATATTATAAAATGTCATTTAAATAAAAAAATTTTATTAGAACAAGACCATCTTATTCAAAAAATAGAAGGAAAAGGACTTCCTTATTATGATGAATATAAAGAAAAAGTAATTAGAGGAGCATTATATATAAAATATAAACTAATATTACCTACTGATATTATTAATTTTGTCGATGATGTATTAAATGATAAAATATCTAATAATAGCATAGAAGATATTGATAAAGATAAAGAAAGAATAATTCCATGTAATTGTAATTATGATAAAGTATATTCATTTATTGAAGCATAAAATTAGTATATACCATTATTAAATTGCAACAAGTTTAATTAAATTGATATGTAGTAATAAATGGTTTATAATTTCCTCTTCTCATTGTTTCTAATTCGTCCTCTGTTAATCTAATTAAACAATTATAAAATTTATTAACAACCTTGAAAATCCATAGTTCAACTAATAGATATACTGAATTTAATACAGTTAATCCAATTATTGTATCATCTGAACTATCACTTAAATAATTATATTTTCGTTCTACTATATTATATATATCTACACCTTTAAAAAAACATATGGCAAATATATATAATAAATACATACAAATTTTTATTAAACTATAATCTTTTGAACCATAATATCCACTTAATGGAAGTATGGCAATAAATAATAAATATGGATTACCAAATATTCCTGTAAAAATACAAAAGAATGAATCAATAAAAGAAAATAACTTAGTTGTTTTTCCATATCGCCATGTTCTCTGTAATTTAGCATTTTCTGGTGGTGATTCTATATAATGTGTTTCTGTAATAGTTATACCCTCTTTATCAAGTGGATTTTGTTGTGAATTTTGTGGTGGATTATTATATGATATATTATAAGTTTGTGGAATTTGTAATGTTTCTCTATTAGAATTTTGTTGAGATTGTGGAGATGTAGCCGATATATATGAAGGTGGTGGTTCATAATTATCTTCAATTGGAGGAGGAGGTGCAGTTGCTAATGGTTGATTTGTATATTGAGAAGACTCATCTGAATTAGGAAGTGGAACTGCTATTGGGACTGTTGTTGATTTCATGTTTATATAATAAAATTGTATTCTGTTTAAGTTTATTTATTCCATCGGATTATAAGTTTGTATAAATACTTTAAATATATCATGTATAGATGAAATATAATTATTAAAAGAAAATAGATTATATTTATTATACTGTTTGGATTCCCTATATGTATCTTTTATATATATATCAAATTTTGTAATTATATCATTTCCAATATTATTAAATCTATCTTGAATATTATCAGATTTTATAATATTAGTATATATTTTATCTATTAATGTATCATCATCAATTTTAACAAAATATGAATCATATAGTTGCATTATAATCATTTTTTTTTGTAGATTATATAATTCACTATTATTTGATTCACTATTATTTGATTCACTATTATTTAATTTATTTACAAATTCCACTAATTTTTCCTCTGATATTTTATTAAACAGGTAAGAACATAATTTATAAGTATTATCATATGCTGTTTCCGAATCATTATTTAAATATCTATTAAACCAATATAGTATTACTATACCCTTCCCTTGTGTATATTTTGTTTCTTTTGACAATCTAAAAATTAAACGTTTTAGAGTATCAGTATCACATCGCAATTTTTTTGTTAATCTAGGTATATTTACTTTAAGAACATCTTTTGGTATATTAATAATACCATTCTGTGTAAAACCCGTATTCTTATTTTTAATATGTTTAATCATTTCAATAATATCACCTCCTTTTTGAATGTTTCTTAAATTAAATTTAATTTGTGAGTTAATATGTAATTTTTTACTAACAATTTTATATCTTTTATTGAGTATAAGATCACCTTTTTTTAATCCACCAGTTGTTTTTAATGCTTTATTATTAAAAACTTCTTTTCTTGTTCCAAATGTTTTAATATATGACATTATATATTAATATTATGTATTATTATTTTATGAAATAATATTATATGACATTATTTAATAAAAAAATAAAAGAAGAATACAAAAAATCAAAATTAAACATTAATATATCTCCTTCATATAAAGAATTTTTAGATAATTTATTTCAGAATATACATACTAGATATTCTACTCCACAAATAAATATTAAATATAATGTTTCTTCATCTTTTCCAATTATTAAAGAAATATACAAAAAAACAGTAGTAGAAGGTATATATGTAAGTAGTAATATAAAACATACATTACATAAATATAAACAAGTTCATTATTGTAATCTTGGTAATAATCAAATTTACTATTTTAGTACAAAAAATACATTATCTGTAAAAGAAAAGAATATTATAGAAAAAGCACTATGGAGAATAAAAGCATTAAAAGATTTTTTTAATAATAATAAAGAAATACATATTGGTATATATCCAACAGGTTTTAAAAAAACAATAAATAAAATTGGAAAAAAACTAACCCCATTAGGTGTTAATAATGTAAATAGTGGAATGACATATTATAGACACGGTGATGTTGAAAATGGACGAATAGTTATATGGAGATTAGAAGAATTAAATAAAGTATTAATTCACGAATTATTTCATGCGATAAAAGTTGATATGGGATTAATATTAAATGAAGATGTTTTTAAAACATATATGAAAGCTAATTTTAAATTAAATAATTTTATTGGAATTAATGAATCTTATATTGAAACTCTTGCTAATATATTTAATATTATATTTGTTTGTTTAGAAACAAAATCTACAAATGAAGGAAATCAACAATTAATTAAAAGATTTAATAATAATGTTAAGATTGAAATATTTTATTCTATAACAAAGGCATCGCAAATATTACATTATTATGGATTATCAAATTTAAATGAACTTATTCAAAATCAACATATACAATTTATTCAAAATAGTAATGTATTTTCATATTATATTTTAAAAACATTTATATTATGTAATTTTAGTAGTGTTATATCTACTCTATTTACTCATAAATGCTTATATAATAAATTAATGATTAATATGAATAAAGAATGTAGTAAGAATTATTTAACAATTATATCTAAAATTTATAATAAGTCAATCGATAATATGATTACACATATTGTTCAACGGAAATTATTTATAAACAATTCATTAAGAATGACATGGTGTGAATAAGTATTTTTTTGTATTATTATTTTTTAATTAACAAAAATATAAAAATTGATTAAATATTTTATTATATAAACATATTTAGCATATACTATCTTATATGGGAATTAAAAATCTATCACACCTATTAACCCTCAAATGTCCAGAGTGTGTTGTTAAAAAAAACCTAAAAGAATATTCAGGTAAAATGCTTGCAATTGATGTAAGTATTTATCTTTATAAATACAAATATAATAATGATGACCATATTGATGGACTAACACGTCAAGTTCTTAGATTACTTAAAAATGGCATTACCCCATTATATATTTTTGATGGAGAACCACCAGAAGAGAAAGATGAAGTTATTAAAGAACGAATTGCCCGCAGAAATGCAAATAGAGATAAACAGGAAGAACTTGAAAAAATTCTTGAAAAACAGGAAGCATGTATATATACAACAGAGGAAGAGATTAAACAACATAAAAAAAAATCTGCTGAATTAAAATTTGAAATTGAAAAGATTAAAAAAAGAATTATTAAAATTACAAAGGAAGATACTGAACTTGCTAAGAAACTTTTTGATATTATGGGGGTTCCATATATTATTTCAAATGGAGAAGCAGAATGTTTATGTGCTGTTTTATGTAAAAATGGTATTGTAGATGGATGTATTTCAGATGATACAGATATTCTTGCTAATGGGGGTAATAAATTTATTAGAAACTTCAATCCTAGTACAAATTATGTTATAGAATATTCACTTGAAATAATCTTAAATAAACTGGATGTGTCATATGACCAATTCCTTGATATTTGTATTATGTGTGGATGTGATTATACAGGTAAAATTCGTGGCATCGGGCCGATTAATGCTTATAAATTTGTTAAAAAGTTTAATTCTCTTGAAAATGTTGTTAAACTTATTAATGATAAAAGTGAAAAATGTTTGAACAAATTTACTATTCCAGAAGATTTTAAATATGCTGTTGCTAAACAGCTATTTATTGATACATGTAATATTGATACAACAAAATATGAAAAAATTTGTATTAATAAACCTCATATTAATACTTTAATTGATTTTTTAAAAAAATCAGCTCCGACTTTACATAAAAAATATTATGATGAAATTAATAAATCATTATTCAATTATTATTCAAATAATTTTTAATATATTTACCATCCATTTTTATAATTTATATCTCGTGAATCTATAATATTTTTTCCTTTATATGATATATAACAAGTATATATATCATATGTATTATATGATTTTTCTTCAAATAAATATATAGATTTATTTGCTTTTATACAAATATCAATAACAAGTTTTTGACCCCAACCTGTATTTGTATCTGTTCTATTTATATAAAGAATATTATTTTTTATCTTAAAATTAAATGTATCAGCATAGATATGATGTTTTACTTGTATAGTATATTCTATATCATCAGGAAAATAAAATAAGTTAATTTCTTTATTATTTTTTATTGATGAACCTACTATTATTGGAATTCTAATTGTACTTAACTTATATTTAATTTCAGGCATTAGTTTTATATTATTTAAATTATAACTAATACAATTATACATATCAAATGTAGGGCCATTATGATAATTATAGGGATTATTTTGTAAAAATGAAACAATAAAACATAATAATAATGGATCTTTTGGAGTAGAATTATTCATAATAAATGCTTGAAATATGCTATTTTTATCTATTGCTAAACAAGAATAAAATGTTATATCTTTATCTAATATATTCATATTAATATGTGGAACTAAATCTACATCTGCATAAATACCTCCATTAATATATAACTTGCATAATCTCCATAAATCTGCTTTATACATCCCTATTTTAATTTTTTTAAATAAATTTGCAATATATTTATTTAAATGTTTTTTTAAAAAAAATATACAGTCATTATCTAAACTAAAATCTATATTATATAATTTATTTAAATTTTTCCACCTATCAAAAACAATAGGTGGAATATTTTTTTTATATGTCATAAATATAGTATTATTCATATATAATACTATATTTTATTTATTTTTATTTTTATTTTTATTTTTATTTTTATTTTTATTTTTATTTTTATTTTTATATTTTGCCATAGATTTTATTAAAATCTATTTAAACAACCACTACTGGTATAGTTGTTTCACCATCTTGTGATGGTTGTTCTTTTGGATAATGACCTTTCATAAATCGTTGTAAGGTAAAGTATGTTACTTCTTCGTCCCCGTGTTTAAGTAGAGACCCGAGTTTTTGGTCTGGAATAATAATTTTTTTATTATCTTCACAATACAGATTATTTTCACGAATGTATTCTGTAATACGCTTGGTAACCTTCGGGCGTGAAATAAGTGTTCCATGTGGGACATCAAGGAATTCTCGGAGTTTATTCGAGATGAAAGTGTCTTTTGCAAATCCACTTGGTGCACGTTTTTTATCTGGGTCTTTTAATCTACGCTTTTTTTTAGCTGCTTGTTTGCGAAGTCCAGTAACTTCTTTTTTGTAATTACGACGAAGATTACGGATGTCATTGTTAAGTGTACGAAGTTGTTGTTGAAGTTCTACTACAAAAGAACAAAGTTTATCAAATGATTGCTCTTGTTCGTCAAGTTCATCTGCGGATTGTTCAGGTGCGCTTTCTGGTGCTACTTCTTTTACTGGTTCAGGTGCGCTTTCTGGTGCTACTTCTTTTACTGGTTCAGGTGCGCTTTCTGGTGCTACTTCTTTTACTGGTTCAGGTGCGCTTTCTGGTGCTACTTCTTTCTTTGAAGCTGCTTTTTTCTTTGAAGCTGCTTTTTTCTTTGGCACTGGTTTTGATGAAACTTCTTTTACTGGTGTAGTTTCAATCGTGCTTTCGACTACTTTTGTATCTTTTACTTCTTCAACTGGTTTTACAGTTTTAGTTGCTTTTGCGGATGTCTTTTTTGTTACTACCATTTATAGTTATATAAAATGTCTTTTTTTTAAGTATTATACGCATTTTTTTATAATAAAAAAGTATTTATGATGATATATGTAAGATATATTTATTCATTAAATATCTAAATATATATTAATGGCCGAAAATGTTCAAAAAAGATGTAGTAAATCTAAAAAATCTAATGGAGCAACTAAAATAAAATTTTTGAAAAGTTGTTTAGATAAAAAAGAATTTTGTTCTAATGGAAAACAAACAGATGATTATTATGATTGTATGCGTAAATATTTTTCTAGATATCCAAATGAGATAAATTTAAATAAAAAAAATGGAAATAAAAAAGAAAATAAATCAAAAAAAGACCCTTGTAAAGGAAGTAAAAAATTTATTGTTGGAGATGTTGTTATGGGTGATTTTATAGATTTAGCAAAGAAAATTTTAAAAGAAGATACTAATAAAAATTTACTAACAACATTAGAAAAAATTGGAACAATTCCATATAGAGCAAAAATAACATCATCAAATAATAAAACTATTGGATTTTCATTAGATGATTATACAAAATTTAAGGAAAAAATAGATATTGAATCAGAAGAATATGGAAAACCACAACAATCAATTATTAAAAAAGTATATGATGCTATTAAAATTGCCACATCTGAAAATCCAAATTTAATTGGCGGAGGATATATGTCAAGTATAATAGGAAAAATAAAAAATATAAAAGAAGATATAAGAATTAAAAAAATAGCAAATAAAGCAAATAAATCATCTAAAAAAGCAGAAACAAATTTTAAAGAAGCAGAGATGGCGGAAATGAAAACACCTTTAACTATCCCATTCAAAGATTTTGAAGAAAGTGGTGTTAAAAAATATAAACCATCTAGTCCTGCTGGATATATTAAGGAAGGTTATAAAGCATTTAAAGGATTAGTTGAACCTATTATTAAAGAAGTTAATATAGCAAAAAAAGAAACATCTGTTAATCTTGGAAAAGAACCAAATTCAGAACCAGGACCAGTTAATCCACATTTAGTTTCACTTTTAAATGGTGAATTAACAATGGAACAATTATTAAAAAAATCAAGAGAAGAATTTGAAAAATCTGAAAATAAAGATAAATATTTAGAAAAACTATATAGAATATACGAAAAATATAATTTAGATAATTCCTATAATGGTCCTTTTATAAAAGATATAAATAAAATATTAACAGATTTTAATAGTATTACAGATGAACAAAAAAAAAGTTTAATTAGTAAAATTAAAGAATGGAACAAAAAAAAAGTTTTAAATAAAAGTAAAACTCAGAATGGTGGTGATATTGGTGAAACAATTAACAAATTATTTCCAGATAATTCTAGTAGTAGTAATACTTCTAATAAGAATATAAAAAGACAATTACCTGAAATAGACAACAAAAATATAAATCCACAAGAAGAATTACAAAAAATTAAACAAAATATATATGATAAAGAAATAGTAGGATCAGAAGATGGATATGGTTTAAAAATAAAATCAACAAACTTTGGTAAGAAATTTAAGAATTTTTTAAAAAATGCAATGAAATTTAGAAAATCACAAATGTTAATTCTTGCGTTAATTATTTGTACTTTTATATTTAAAAAATATTCATTATATATTGCTTTGGGTGCTATTTTATTATATATATTTACTTATAGTAATTTAGGTGATATATTTCCATATATTATATTTTTATTTATGGCTCTTATTATATTAAAAACAATTACAGGAATGCTTCATTTATTTAGTAAAAATGCAGAATGTACTGATGCTGAATTTAAAAATTCATCTGAATTAATTGATTATCAAAGTAATAAATATATATACACTTTATTGGGTAGTATGTTATTATTAATAAGTATTCGAGGATTATGTAATTTTGTTCCTTGGTTGTCATTTGATTGGTATATATGGGGGTTAGGACTTGGTATATATATTTTACAACAAACTATTACACTTCATGGTCCAGACGTAAAATCTAATGAAAAATCAGAAACATTATATATCTCTACTATTAGTAATGCTTTTTTTGTATTATGTAGTTTTAATGCATTATATCAATATATTTCTGATTCAGGAGAAAGTAAAATAGATGATTTAAGTGGTTTAGTTAATTTTGGAGATATACTTAAATCAAGTTATTATTTAATGGATGAAAATAATAATTCTAATATTGCATTACCAACAAAATTAGATGCATCTAACTAATTTATGCTTTTGCTTTTACTTTTTGTAAATTTGTTAAAAATACACTACCTGCTCTTGCTGTTGTTGATTTATTTATTTTTAATAAATGTTTATCAAATGTTGCTTTTTCACATTCTTTTATACAAGTCTTTACAACAGAAGATACAAATGTGATACATTTTTTCATATTATTTGATTTAGATGCTATGAAATATTGACATAAATCTATTGCTTCAATTGCTTCTAAACAAGCTTTCATACATTTTGTTAATTTTTGAACATGAGCACTATTCATGCACTCAATTATAGATACTTTACAACATATCTTAAAATCATCTAAACTTTTAAATGTATTTAATGTTAATTTATACATAGCATTATTCTTATCTCCCGACATATATATATTATGTAGAATATTATTTTCATTTATTGTCATTTATTGTCATTTATAAATCATTATTTTGTGTCTGTCGGTGTTATACATACCTTTAGTATATATAAACTCCCGTGTTATACATACTTTTAGTATATATAAACTCCCGTGTTATACATACTTTTAGTATATATAAACTCCCGTGTTATACATACTAAATGTAATCATTTCAACATTTTCATCTTCAATTAATCGTATTGATTTATCTATATTATATATAGGTACATCATCACATTCTAAATAAAATGTTATTTCTGAACCTGTTTTATTATGTATTAATATTTCTCCTTTTTGACAAGAATTTTGTTGTAAATATGGTTGTAATTTTATAGTATAATCTTTAAATTGTTCGGATGATAATATAATATGATACATAGATGATTTTGATAAATCAATTGTATATCTATTTATATATTTCATTTCTAAATAAGAACAATCATTATATCCATTAACAGACACAGCATTCCAATTCTTATTTGTAAAAAAAAGTAATTTTTCATTTGTAGAACATATACTTCCATCACACGGTGCTTCATCATCACAAAAACCTAATTTAAGACCTTTATTAAATACTGCTCCTCCATCAACTATACAAGGGGCACTATATTTTTTAGCATTTAATTCAATTACATTACTTTTATTACTTACATGTATTGATTTAAAACATCCGCCATTCATATTATTTATTTAAAATTTATATTTTTTTAGATAAAAGCGAGAGTTTATGATTTTATGAGTTTATGATTTTATTTTTTACATTTTTAGAATAATATCATACGCCAAGAGTATAAAAAGATTATGTCATTATAATATAAATGGCAGGTGGTTTAATACAATTGGCAGCAATTGGAGCACAAAATGCTTATTTAACAGGTAATCCACAAATTACATTTTTTGTAGCAGTATATAAAAGGCATACTAATTTCTCAATTGAATCAATAGAACAACTTTTTCATGGAAATGCTACATTTGGTAAAACTGTATATTGTGATATAGACCGTGTAGGAGATTTAGTAAGTGATATGTATTTAGTTGTTAAACTCCCAAAATTACAATCTTCAAATAATAAAGGTATAATTAGTTGGGCAAATTCAATAGGACATGCTCTTATTAAATCTATTGACATTGAAATTGGTGAAACAGTAATAGATAGACATTATGGTATATGGATGCAAATATGGTCAGAATTAACAGTTGATGCTTCTAAAAGAGATGCGTTTAATTCTATGATTGGTAAAAAAGATAATTTTTATAATACATTAGAAGCAACAAAAGAAGATTTATATATTCCGCTTTATTTTTGGTTTTGTGCGAATGAAGGACTCGCACTTCCATTAATAGCATTACAAAATCATGAAGTTCGTGTAAATCTAAATATAAGAGATTTTAATGAATTATGGGTTTCACATGATAATACAGTTCCAGAAAGAGTTGAAATGACAAATTGTAGTTTATATGTTGATTATATATTTTTAGATGATACAGAGCGTAAATTTTTCGCAAGAAGTACTCACAATTATCTTATTACTCAACTTCAAATAAATTCAAATGCACTTGATACAAGTGTATTATATAAATGTAAAAAAGATGATATAGAAAGTTGTATAAGATGCGATGAAGCAACTGTTCCAGCGGAAGATGAGATTGTTGTTCGTAAATCAGGACCACACGATATTAGTATGCTTGATATTAAATTTAATCATCCTGTTAAAGAACTTATATGGATTATTCAAAATTCAGATATATTAAATGTTGGGGGTGGAAATGATTGGTTTAATTTTAGTTCATCTCCTTTTGGAGTTGGAGTTCAAGAAGACCCTATGATGAATGCTAAATTAATTATTAATGGTGAAGATAGAATGAGCAGTAGAGATGCTGGTTATTATAGACTAGTTCAACCATATCAAAGACATACATCAGTTCCTGTTAATAATTATATATATGTATATTCATTTGGATTTCATCCAGAGAAATTTCAACCATCGGGAACAATGAATTTTAGTAGAATAGATAGTAGTATATTAGAAGTTGAAGTAATTGAAGGTATAACAAGACCTGTATTACAAATGTTCGCAACAAATTATAATGTTCTTCGTATTATGGGTGGAATGGCAGGAGTTGTTTATAATAATTAGTAATAATCAAAATAATATCTATTTATATTATAATATGGCAAATACTACCTCCACTGCTCTTGTACCTTATAAAAGTCCGAATACTACAATTTTAACTAAATATCCGGAACTTAGTAGTTTATCAAATTTCCAATCCTATTTAAAGAGTATGAAAATTAAATATGTAGATAGTCTTAAAGCAAACGGGAATAATACATTAACTACATTTAAAAGTGAATTAACTGATTTTTTTTTTAAATTCGATAGAGCATTGGAAGATATAAAAAATGGTTTTGAAAGAGAATTAAATAAAAGAGATGAGACTACAAAATTAATTTCTTCAATGGAAGCTATAAAGTATATAACTGGTCAACAAAGACAAATGGCAAGTAATAGATTGAATTTTGCAGGAGATACCACAAAACAAAGATTACATGAACAACAATATTCATATTGGCCAGGTCAACAATCACTACTAGACACACGCCAATTAATACAAGCACAAGCATCACAAGCAGCACAAGCAGAAGCAGTAAGAGCAGCAGCAAATGCAAAAGCAGTAGCAAATGCAAAAGCAGTAGCAAATGCAAAAGCAGTAGCAAATGCAAAAGCAGTAGCAAATGCAAAAGCATCACAAGCATCACAAGCAGCACAAGCAGAAGCAGTAAGAGCAGCAGCAAATGCAAAAGCAGTAGCAAATGCACAAGCAGCACAAGCAGAAGCAGTAAGAGCAGCAGCAAAAGCAAGAGCAGCAGAAGCAAGAGCAGCATCACAACCCAGCGAAGGAGGAGGATATAAAAATATTCAATTATTTAATATAGAATTTAAAAAATTATTAATTAAAGTAGATAATATTAATGATAATATTAAACTATCTATTAATGAAAAAAAATTAAGAATAAAAAAATTATTTAATCAATTTGAAAAAAAGATAAAAACACAAGTTAATAAAATGAAAAAAGAAACTACTAATGCGATTAAATTATTAAAACTTACAAAACTTAAAAAATCTAAACCTAAATCTCGTAAAAAAACAGTTTCTAAATCTAAACCTAAATCTCGTAAAAAAACAGTTTCTAAATCTAAACCTAAATCTCGTAAAAAAACAGTTTCAAAACCTAAAAAAAAATAAAGTTATGAATTAAGTAAATGAATAACAGTAAATATATATTGCTCTATATATATTAATTCTTTATCTCCCTGTTTCATTTTATGTTCTATATCAGCAATTAAATATACTAATGAATATTTAATTTCATCGCTTATTTTTTTACTATCTAATAATCTCTCATGAATATAATAAAGTATATTTTTAATAGGGCAACATTCTTTATATTTACTAGCAATTATTTCTCTAATATTTAACATTTTTGGTTCTGTTATAACTTTTGATGTTATTATTTTAATTATTTTATTTAATTCTTCATGGTCTTTATGAACTGGTTCTTTAAAATCTTTCTTTTCACCAAGATATGCTAGTTGTGTAAAATTGATAATATGATATAAATCATAATATTTCTTGATATTAATACTATTTTTAAGTATAATATCTATCTCTTTTGTATTTATTGGAATATCTTCTTTATTACATATATCTTTTATTACAGAATAACATTCTTCTTTTTTTAATACTTTTGTTTTAAATGTTAATAATCTACTTTGAATAGGTTGTGGGATAGATGATAGATTTCTAGATATAAATATATATCTCGCAGTATTCATTGTTTTTTCAATTAATCGTCTTAACATATGATAAAATTTAATTGATATTTTATCAGCATTAAGAAATACAATAATCTTATATGAATTTGTATTAATATTATATGTTGATATATAATCTTTTATAAAATTAATTACTATATTCCTCTCTGTTGTATTATATATTGATAAATCTATCTCTATATGATGAATACTATGTAAATATTTAATTATTGTTGTTCCTTCTTGTATTTTAGTTGAATTTAAATTATGAACTTCATCTCCATATATTTCATTTAAAAAAGCATAGCAAAATGTTCTTTTTCCTGAACCAGAAACACCATTTATTAACATATTAGGAACTTCTTTGCGACTAGATAAATTCTTTAATTGATTTTTAAGACTATTATTATATAGAATATCATTTAATTTATATGGTTTATGTTTATGACAATACATATTAGATTTATATCATTTAATATTTATATTAATTAAATATATAATGACAACTAAAAATAAATTTATAAAATTATCGGAAATAGATGAATATGTTAAACAACAAACATTTATAAAAAAACAAATTTATAAAACAAAAAATAATAATAAAAAACAAAAAGAACTTTTAAAAAGTTATGGATTTTCACCTATAATGAGATATATGATTAGTAGTGGAATTATTAAATATTCTATTAGTTAATGTAATATTTTATTACATTATTTGTATTAAAAATAAATTTGTTAATTTAATAATACTACTTAAACATATTACATTATTAGTATAATATAAAATATGAATGTAGAAAGATTTAATGAAGTCTATACTCAATTTATTACAACACTAACTAAAAAATTTAAATTTGGAGAAAAAGAGATGTCAAAAAAAATGTCAGTGGCAATTGAGAATGACCCCAAACATTATGTAGATATGTTTATTAAAAATCTTTTACCACATATTGATGAAGTCTCTGCTTGTAATATTGACTTTTTTAGATTTTCTAAGAGTAGTATTCTGTTATGTGATAATTTAGAGATGACAGAAGTATTTGATAAAATGAATTTCAGTAAAGGGGGAAACAGTAGTGTTCTATTTCATAATATTTGTACTTATATAATGACCCTTTATCTTGTTTTACTAAAAGATGAAAATAATATTGAGAAATATGTAAATGCTAATTATTGTGATTATGAAACATATCCTCAGATGGTCTCTGTAATTAATGCAAAAGATGAAATTGTAGATAATTGGAAAGCAAATAATAGTGAAGTGAAAGAAGATAATGTAAAATCAAAACAAAATGATAAAAAATCAAAAAAAGATTGTGAAAAATCAACATCAGAACAAAAAACAGCAAAACAAGAAAATAAATCAACACCTTCATCGGGAGGACTTCCATTTCCAATGGGAGATATTGAAAATACACAAATAGGAAAACTAGCAGGAGAACTTGCTGAAAAAATTGAGAATAATGGAAATATTACAATGCCAGAAATTACAAATCCAAGTGATATTTTTAGTATGATGTTCAGTGGAGGTGCTAATAATCCAATTAGTAATATTATGTCTACTGTTTGTAGTGAATTAGATAGTAAAATAAAAAATGGAGAAGTTGATCAAAATGCTCTTTTTAATGAAGCACAGGGACTTATGGGGTCATCAAACATGTTTAATCCTGCTGAAATGATGAAAAATATGCCAGCAGATATGATGAAAAATATGGCAAATATTGGAAAAGACGATGATGGTATTAGTGATGATGAAAAATCAACAAATAAAGATACTGAACAAAAAAAACAGATTAAAGTAAAACGAAAGAAGAAAGTTCTAAAAAAACCACCATCTGTGAAAAAAATGACAGATGCTAAAAAACAAGATAAACTTATGGAAGAAACACTTGATGAAGTAATTAATGAATAATATAGATTATATAAATAATAAATATATATATATTAAGTATAATATGAGTAATACACCAGATAATTTAACAAATAATCCTGTTAAAAATATTAAAACACCTTCAAAAACAGAACAAGATATTAATGACGAATACATTTTAATGCAAAATGCTAAACCAGATAAAGTTATTGGTGATAATTTTTGGAGTAAAAATATTGAAATTTTATATAAAAAAGACAGGTTAACTGAATTTTATCCTTCATATGATATGACTTTAATAGAAAAATTAAATGCTATTGCTCGTATGTCAATATATTTAAGTGTTGTATTATTTTTAGGAACACAAAATTACTTATATCTTTATATTTTTATAGTTATTATGGCATTTACATTATTTATTTATAATAATCAAAAAGATAATATTGAGATGTATTTTAATTCATATAATAGTGTTTTAAACGAACATAACAAACGAGTATTAGATAAGAAAAAATGCACTCAACCAACTAATAATAATCCTTTTATGAATTTTAATGTTATTTCAGATAAAAAAGATAGAACAGAAGCATGTTCTTCATGGAATAATAAAGAAATTAAGAAAGATGTAAAAGAAAAATTTAATCATAATCTTTATAGAGATGTTTCAGATTTATATGGAAAAAATAACTCTCAACGACAATATTATACAATGCCTTCAACAACAATGGCAAATAAACAGACAGAATTTGCTAAATGGTGTTATAATACAGGTCCAACATGCAAAGAAGATACTATAAAATGTGCGACACAATGGGAGTTATTTAATCCATCGCAAACAATCTCATATCAAAATCTACACAATTAAATTTATTTTAATTACAAATATAGAATTTATTTACAATTAAATTTATTTTAATTACAATCAAACTCGGTTGATTACAATTTAATTAAACTTAAATATATATAAATAAAATAAAAATATTTATATATGTTATATAAAATATGATGGACCAAAAACCATTTGACTTAAATAAAAATACAACTCTAACTGACGACCACTCTGAACGAGACGACCGAATTAGAAACAACCAGAACATTCATGATTATAATATTGCACCTTATTCTGCATCTAATAATGACAATTACATTCATTCATTATCTACTGCTGGAATATATCAAGGAAAATCAAAAGACATAGATGGAAGTAAAGTAGATGGAGACTCTGATTTAAAAAATGGTAAAATGGGTCATATTATGACATCACATCGTTCAAAAAGTTCTAAATTACTTGATACAAGTAAATTCTTAAATTCACCATTTTTAGGTTCAGGTGAAACTGTTCTTAAATATCCCGATTTAAAATCAAAATTACTTAATGGAGAAGATACATTTATGCCTAAATCATGTGATACATTATCAGGTATTTCAATTGACCGTTTTACTCCATTAGTTCCATCTTTACAAGAAAATGTTCAAGACACAAAACATATTATTCCCGAATATTGGGTACGTGGTGGTATGAGTACTCGCAATGTTATTCGTAATATTGATTATATGAGAACTTGTGGATTAAGAAAATAAAAATGTAATATTTTACTTAAAAACTAAAATGTAATATTTTACTTAAAAACTAAAATGTATCTAATTGAATAATACTTTCTTTATCAATTAAATCAAATGCTCTATATCCATCTGCGATATTAATATTAATAATTCTATCAAAAATATCTCCATCAAAATATTTTTGACAATCATGCCTTTTTAATCTTAATTTTATTATTTCATTTATAAAAATATTAAGTGTATGTTTTTTTGGTCTAAGATATGGAGAATTTCTATGTCCTTTTATATTATACATTGAACCACTCCTAATAGCATATTTAGACATATATATATAATTATTAAAATGAAGAATTTGATAATCCATTCTTCTTTTTCGTTGATATGGCGAGGATGTATATACACTATATGCTTTATCATTATTTTCAGTAATTGTTTTATAAATTTCATAATATGATTTTAACTCTTTTTTATAAAATTCTTTATATATTATTGGATTGTCATGTAGATATGACATAATTGTTTTTTGAATATCATCTGGTAAATTAGAAAGATTCATAATTGATTAAAATTAAATTTTTTATTTTAATCAATTTTATTATTTTTATTTAAGTTATTAATATATTTTTTACAATATATATTAGAAGTTTATCTATGTTTTTTACTAACAACCTTTTTACTTGAACTATCTCCTGATAATAGTTTATCAAGTCTTTTTGAATTTTCTTTTACAGCATCTGTTAATTGTTGAATATGATCGCATAAATTATTTCCTTCATCATCTTCTAAAAATGCTGATAATACTTGATATAATGGATTTTCTGTAAGGTCGTATTCTTCATATTCACTCTCAGCATCACTACCCCCTCCTCCGTGTGAATTATCGGAATCACTTTCTGTATGATCTTCTACTCCCCCAGAATCATGTTCTTTATTTGCTAAAATAGATGTATTCATATTTAATACGCTTTGTGTGTCATCTGCCATTTTATAATACTTTATCTAATATTCTTTTTATATCATTTTAAACGCTATATTTATATAATATTTTATATATTACATTGAGAAGTTGGATTAGTTGTATTTAACTTAAAACATAATGATTGCCTATCATCATCATTTGCTGTATTAACCTTATAATTACCGGCATTAATTGCATCTTGTAACTGTTCAGCGGAACGTGTTAATAATTTATATTGAATACAGTATATAGGCAATGAATTACCCATTAAGTAATATAATGGAATTGGCGCAGCAAAAGCACATATTATACCCCATACAATAGAATGTTTAAATTTTAATACATAATAACTAAATAATATTATACAAGCACATAATAATGGAGAAATATATAATGAACCAAAATAATTTGGCATCTGATTAACCTCTTGTGTATAACTTTCTTTTGGAATAGGAGGATAATTACCTTTATATCTATAATTCATTGCATCTTTAAAATTCTGTGTTTGTTTATAATATACACTTGTTATTATTGCAATTGAAGCAATAATTAATGTTAATATATATCCACTTATACCATACTGGAAACCAAAATGATTTAGAAAAAATATTATTACTGGAACAGCAAATAATATAGTTATTCCAAACTGTAATATTTGGGGAGTTGCTGTATTTATAAAACATCTTCCAGTTCTTGTTGCTTCACTTTGAAATGGAGTTTTACCATATGTATCTATAAATGTATTCAATGGAAATAAATTAGCAAAAAATGTAACAAAAATAAAATAAAATAATGTATATATCATATATAATCTTGATTTAAGTAGTTTATATTGAAAATTAGGAAATCTTGCTTTCTTTAATTCTATTTGTGATGTATCATCTAATAATTCTCTTATTTTATAATTATTAAAATTTGCTAAAAATGATTTAGAATACATCATTTTAATTACTCTTTCTTTATTTGAACCATACATTATTAAAAAATATTGTAAAGGACACCATAATATCAATAATAATAGATTTATTATTAAAGATGCCGATGGAACAGTTATTAATCCTAATATAAGTCCAACAGCACCACCTTTTAATTTACTTATTGATACAAATAATGTTGATTTATCATTGATATAATAATCTTCTACAAATTTATTATTACTAAGATATTTCCCACCATATTTTATATTTATATCTTTATCTGTTAAACCAGTTGAATTAAATCCTAATTCAGTTAATTTACCTACAATATCATTCTTTAAAAATAAAATTGGTTTTTTATTTGATACAATTAATTTAATTGTTTTTGATATTTCAGTAATATGTATATATAAATGTTTTATATCTTCCTTTTGAATACTTCTATTACTCATTAATATTACAAAACAAATTAAATATATTTAATTTGTTTTTATGATAATTTAGTTTGTTTTTGATATAAAATATTTTTTTAGATAAATTAATTCAAAACAAATTAACTTAATTTTCCATGTCTTGTTGCTACTAATATCATCATTACAAAACATGCAAACCAACAAGCAAGACCAGCAACAATACTTACTTTAACATCATTTTTCATTCTATTTATATTACCATATGAATCAACTAAATTTGTAAATATATTCATAAAAGCGAGAACAGTACAACTTGATCTTTTTAATAAAAATTTTATTATAAAATTATCTTTTGATTTAATCCACTCTTGTTTATCATCTACATATTCTTTTTTACTATCAGTTTGTTCATTAAAATTGAATATATCTTCGAATAACTCCTCTGCCTCTTTTGGAATTTTACCTAAATATTTTTTAGCAATATCACTTTTACGAAAATTATTAATAAATGCATATAATCCTGTTTTATTTTCTTTATCTTCTTTAAATAAATCTTTTATATTTTCCTTTATATTTTCCTTAGAATATGATTCTTTATTTAAAGAAAATTTATTTTCCATTTCAATTATTTTTGTTTTTAAATTTTTTTCTTTTGAAGTATCTGTATATATTATACTTTGTTTGTATTTATTAAATATTGTTTTACAACTTTTAAAACCATCCTCCCAGAATGATTTATTAGTTGATGTAGATTCTTCATCTCCATCTGATTTTTTATTAAGAAATTTATTCATTTCAACTGCCATTGCGATAATAGTACTTGTTGCATTACTACAATTATATCCGCGAAATACATCTATAAATTTGTCTAATTGTGTTAATACTTTATCTACAATTTTATGTAATTTTTTTATTATTTTACCAGCAAATATATAATCTAAAAAGAATATTGGAAGTGGTGTCCAATATACACCTATTTCAAATTTAAATACATCTGCTAATTTTCTAATTGGTTTTTCAAATACAGACATTATTGCATGTAAAACATTTATTGGAAATGCCTTATATGAAGTTGTATCATCTAATGTATCAATAATATAATTAGGAATATTATATAATATATATACACCCATATATACATAAATACAATACTTACCCATTTGCTTTGCTACTGCAAGAGAATCACAATATTGATCATTATGTAAGCCTGTTACTGTTAGACTTATATATGTCATCATAGTAAATATAACAACACATTTAAATGCGAAACGCATCAATCCTAATACACATCCTACAATATATACAAAAAAACTACCTATATATGCTGGTGATGCTAATCCACATTCTCTAATAGTTTTTGTTTTGGGATCTAAATATATACATTTCTTTCTAAACATTGGTTCAAAAAATGCTATAAATCTTTTAGAACCTATTAACCAAAATATAGCCATAAATAATATAACTAAAATATAATATAAATCATTATTATATATATGAGAAAATCCATATGATATTAAAAATCCTATAATACTACCTAATACAACAGCACCAAGTCTATCATATCTACATAGTAATTGTTTTAATTTTTTAAAAATATGAACTGTTGCCAACCAATATAATCTTATTAAGATTGTTATAAATCCTATACCAAATAATATATATCCAAATATCATAGATGCAATTGCTCCTCCAAGACTTCCTCCTTTTGATGCCATTACTCTATTATAAAGTAATAAATTATTTTTATTTATTACTCGGGTGATGAATTAAGATTAAATAATATTGTTTTAATCTTTAATATAATTATTATGTTTAATAGACCAAGACTTATTAGTTCTTCTATGAATAATATAATTCATAAAAAGAAAAAGAAAAAAGTTGAGAAAGATATGTATGATTATAATGTTAAACAGAATAAATTATATGATTATACAAGAAAATATAAATCAATAAATTATGATAAAGGAAATATATTTGGTACAATTGTAATTTGTGTTGGTATTATTGGATTTTATTTAAGATATAGTATTTATATGAGATTATAATATTTAAATGCGTTTATTTTTATGATTAAATTAATACAATAAGTAATTAAAATCTCTTAATATATTATAAAATGGTTCAAGAAGATTTTGTAAAAGCATCAGACTGGAAAGCAACTGGTGGAGCAAGTTTATTTGAATTATACACTTCTCTTAAAAAAGGAGGTGTTCGTAAAAAAGTAGTTCGTAAAAGTAAAACTTCTCGTAAAAAAGTAGTTCGTAAAAGTAAAACTTCTCGTAAAAAAGTAGTTCGTAAAAGTAAAACTTCTCGTAAAAAAGTAGTTCGTAAAAGTAAAACTTCTCGTAAAAAAGTAGTTCGTAAAAGTAAAACTTCTCGTAAAAAAGTAGTTCGTAAAAGTAAAACTTCTCGTAAAAAAGTAGTTCGTAAAAGTAAA